TTGTGTTGTGTTGAAAAAAGAGAAAGATGTGGGGGCGTGCCGCAAAAGGTGGTGCAGGTTTCTGCAACCACCCAAGAGAATTTCGTACATCAATATCAACGCTTAATATTATAGATTAGGCACTATAAAATAGCGCGTACATCTATTTTACCCCTATTGTGTAGCACTATTCAACATCAGAAGTACTTAAGACTGTGCCAAGGCTGTCAAGAGTAAATATTTGGTTGTAAATCTGTGTTGCACCATATCCATTCTTGGCGCGGTATTTATGGCGTACAATGAACCACTTCGTATGTGGGTTTTCTGTTACAGGCCCCCATTCAACACTTTCATAGCTTCTCGGATCATTCAGATTCTTTTTTAAGAACTGTGTTACCTGGCGAACTGAACCGTCTAATTCGTCATTGTGTACAACAGCTACGGACTCTTCTTTCTCTTGTGGTTCTGTCGAGTCATTAAAGATACCTGCAGCCATTATAGATGCAACAATCAAAGCGATAATCGCTAATAGAGATAGATTAAACTTCGCCTTTTTCTTTTCCTGGGGAGTCATTTCCTCCCATTTTTTGTTTTCTTTCATATCTGTATAATATTAAGATAAATAATAATATGTGTATCAAACGATACAGTTAATGCGTACAGATGCCTTAACGATGGCGATAGCCGTGATACGGTGAAAGTCTATATCGCGTGAGGCGTAATCGGGATTTTCTGAGCCGAGCGTGATAAATGGCTCGCCCTTTTCGGACTTGCGGATATACTTCACAACAACATAGTCATCACCATCGATATCATAAGAAAGTAGATACACCTCACCATAGATAATATTCTCGATAGAAGGTGAGATTTCCTTATAAAGAATGATGTCACCCGACTTGAGTAGAGGATACATAGAGTCTCCAACAATATGTATGGCTCCATCGCATTTTGGAAGTTTGGGTATCTTGATGGTATCAATAATATTGTTTCTCTTGTTGTCGAAGAGTGTTTTCAGGCCAGCAGTCGCCTCAAAGTCGTAGAGATAGACCACCTGCGTATCTTCTTTCTTCTCTACACTCCGTGGGTGGTGTATGGGTTTGACTTCCACAATAGGCTCATATTTGTTGGACTTGAGCATATCACCATTGCCTGTGAAAAGCCACTCGGGGGATATATTTTCGCATTTCGCAAACAGAAGGTCATAATCAAAGCTGTCTCGTGCCAACCATGTGCTTATGGTTGAGGGTGCAACGCCGATATACTTTGCGAATTGCGTTGGTTTTCCATCACTATAGTGGGCGATAAGTGCCTCTAATCTCTCCTTTTTAGTCATAAATTTGCATTCTGTGAAAAATAATCCTCAAAATATTTTGCGTTTTGCAAAATGTGATTTATCTTTGCAGCATGTTAAGTTTATTAACAGCGCCCAAAAATACGAAAAAGGGGCGAGAAACAAGAATGTTTAATTAAAAAATATAGACGTATGAGAACTTACGATGTTTTTTTCAACAGTGACACGAGCAGTGACAACAAGGGTTTTAAGTCAAGCTATGAATATTGCTTGAATTGGATTCAGGTCAACAACGGTACTGACCACAGCTATTTTGCAGACTACAAGGGTGGGATTGTATCAATTGTTTGCAACGAGACGGGTGAAACCGTGTACGAGGATAGTGTGAGGTGAATAGATTGTAGGATAACAAAGCGAGTAGCACGGACTGCCGGGTCGCTCCCGCAGGGTTCGACTCCCTGTGCTCGCCCAAAGCAAATTATTAAAATCGACAGATATGGACAAGAAAATTTATGTGAGCAAGAGGGATGCGGCCCACCTGCGTAAAGTTTTCGGCTGCTCGAAGGTGATGGTGTGGAAAGCACTGAACTTCAAAAGCGACAGCGACCTTGCACAGAAGATACGCTACACAGCCCTCATGCAGCTGAACGGTACACCTAACTGGAAGCAGGAGGGTGTGGAAACAACGCATGAGGAGGTGGAAAAGACCATGACGCAGCGTTATGGAGAACGTGTGAAGTTGGTGTATGACCGCAATGACGGTAGCACGCATGTTCTGATTGACGGCAAAGAGACGCGTGTGGAGCATAATCTTGACGTGCCCAGTTTCATGGCGTTGCAGAACGAAGTTGAAATAATGGCTATGAGCTTGTAAAATCTTAACGGGATGGAATATTACAATAAAATGCTGTGTGTTACACGGGAGGAGCTCTGCATGGGGACAGACCCGGTTATGAAGAAAGGAACCTTCAATACCAACCTGTACCGTGGGCATCTCATCTCTGTAAATAATGGTGGTGGGGAGGGAAACTATACCCTCTACGCATGGAGTTCCCTCCCGGAGAAATACAGAAAGCGGTATATGGAACGTTACGGCGACCCGGAACAGAAGATGAAGGAAGCCATGATGCGTGACCGTGTCAAACTGGACAGCGAGGCACGTGAGTTCTTTGAAAACTTCACCTACGAGAAGAACGGCAAACAGGAACATCTGACAGAGAAACTCATTGAAGAGTACACCATTAATGCAAGTGTACTGAAAGAGCTGTTGAAGATGATGGCACAGCGTAGAGCTATTCGTCAAAGCTTGAACGGCAGCACTGCAGGAGCTTGGGAGGTAATCTATCAGAGTTCTGAAGCTATGCGTGAGGAGTATCAGCACACCCTTCCACAAAATGAAGCACGACTGAAAGCAAAGATTAAGGCTTTCAAGGCAGGTAGTTATATGAGTCTTATCAGCGGTAAGGTTGGAAACAAGAACACGCAGAAGATTACTGACGAGTTCGGACAGCTACTCATCGCACTGAAGCGTTGCAGAGTTCCAGTCTACACCGATGCGCAGCTCTTTGAAGAGGCAAACCGCCAGGCAGAAGCAAACGGCTGGAAACCACTGAAAAGCCTTGGCGGTATGAAACGATGGCTGAACAGTGCTGCGATTATGCCACTATGGTATGATGCTGTACATGGTGAGCAGGCAGCACGACAGAAGTTCGGACGCAAGCACCGCACGGCACTGCCAACGAAGCGTGATGCGCTGTGGTATGGCGACGGCACGAAGCTGAACCTATATTATAAGGATGATGCCGGTAAGGTACGCACCACGCAGGTATATGTAGTCATTGATGCGATGAGTGAGGTGATGCTTGGCTGGCATATCAGCGATACGGAGGACTACGAAGCGCAATATCACGCATATCGCATGGCAATTCAGACCAGCAGGCACAAGCCTTACGAAATTGTGCACGACAACCAGGGCGGGCACAAAAAACTTGACGCTGACGGACTGTTTAAGAAGCTTTGCCACGTGCATAGGACCACGCAACCCTACAACGGCGAGTCGAAGACCATTGAGGTGGTGTTCGGCCGCTTCCAACAACAGGTGCTGCATAAGGATTGGCGTTTCACTGGTCAGAACATTACGGCAAAGAAGATGTCGAGCCGTCCGAACCTTGAATTTATTGAGGAAAACAAAGACTCACTCTATACGCTGGAGGAGCTAAAAGATGCATACGCAAAGGCTACTAAGGAGTGGAACGAGATGGCGCACCCTGCATACGGCAAGAGTAGACAGGAAGCCTACGACAGCAGCGTGAATGAGGAAACGCAGCAGGTTACGGCACACGATATGGTGGATATGTTCTGGGTAACGGCTAAGCGTATGAGCACCTTCACCGACCAGGGTATCAGTGTTACCATTAAGAAGGAGAAGCGACAATACGAGGTGATGAGCCAGCCAGGCGTGCCAGACCACGAATGGCGCAGGCAGCACACTTACGAGCGGTTTGTTGTTAAGTATGATCCTTACGACTTCGGAAGCATTCGCCTCTATAAGAAAGAAGCTGACGGCAGTCTGAGGTTTGAACGAGTAGCAGAACCTTACGTTGTGATACATCGTGCGATACAAGAGCAGACGGAAGGTGAAGCTGCATTCATCAGACAGCAGCAGGCGGCAAACACTACTGACCGTATTGAGCGCACCGTTGCCGGACGTGAGATAGAAAAGGCTCACGGTGTAATGCCGGAGCAGCACGGCCTACGTAGTCCAAAGCCTAAGGGAATGACAGCAGCAGAGCGCAGACAGATAGAACGCCGTACAGGTATTTATAGCAAGGCGCCTGAAGAGTATAAAATAGGACGAAAGACGAAGCAAGTGAGCCTTGAAGACTGGGCGAAGGTTGAGACGACAGTGGTCGACATGGCTTATGTGGCTGGTAAATCATAGGCAGCGAGGTGGTGCCTCACTACACAAAATAAAAAAATAACAACTAAAATAGAAAAGATATGAGTAAGTTGACAAACAACGAAAAGAGTCAAATCCAGGAGTGCTTGAAGCAGTATGTCAGCAAGTTTCCAAGTCAGAACAAGGCTGCACTGAGTCTCACGGGTATCAGCAGTGCAACATTGAGCACGCTGTTGCAGGGCAAGTGGGAGAATATTTCGGACGATATGTGGCGCAACCTCGCCTCACAGTTGGGGGCAACGTCCGGCAATGACTGGCAGGTGGTTGAGACAAAGGCCTTTCAGGAAATGACACTCGTCATGAAAGATGCCCAGGCTGTGAAGAATGTCACATGGATAGTGGGAGAAGCAGGCTGTGGAAAGACAACCACGGCGCGCCTCTATGCTTCTGAGCACAACGAGGTGTTCTACATCTTGTGTTCTGAAGACATGAAGAAGAGTGATTTTGTACGGGAGATTGCACGCCGTATCGGTCAGCGTACAGAAGGTTACAGCATCAGAGAACTGCTCGACAGGATCATTGACGATCTTATTCAGATGGAGGCACCGCTGCTTCTTTTTGACGAAGCCGACAAGTTGCCCGAGCGCGTTTTTCATTATTTCATTGACCTTTACAATCGCTTGGAGGACAAATGCGGCATCGTCTTCTTCTCAACAAGCTACATCAAGCGCCGCATGACCATGGGGCTGCGTTACAACAAGTGCGGCTACAATGAAATCCACTCGCGCATCGGCCGCAAGTTCTACGAATTAGAACAGACAGCCCCTCATGATGTGTACGCAATCTGCATGGCAAACGGTGTGACAGACAAAGGACGCATCTCGGAGGTTGTTAAAGATGCAGAAGAATATGAATTCGACCTGCGGCGCGTGAAGAAGAATATTCATAGAGTTAAATTGATGGCTGCTCAAACAGCGAAAAATCAACGTTTGAACAGCGGTAAAACAGCGGAATAATGAACAGGGCAATGTCAGTAACCGATATGCTGCGTATGAAGAAAGAAACCTATCCTTTTGAAGGAGAATGGGCCGACGCCTTCGGAGCACCGGAGCGAGGAGGCGTATGGTTCATTTGGGGGCGAAGCGGGAGCGGTAAGACCAGCTTCACGATGAAGCTCTGCAAAGAGTTGGCAAAGTACGGGAAGATAGCCTACAATTCCTTGGAAGAAGGTTTCTCTCTGACAATGAAGAATGCGCTTATGAAAGCAGGTATGCAAGACGTTGCACGGAAGTTTATCCTTATCAGTGAGCGTATGGAAGACCTTGATGCACGTCTCAAAAAGCGCAAAAGCCCGGATATCATTGTGATAGACAGTTTCCAGTACACACAGATGAGTTTTAAGGAGTATCAGAAGTTTAAAGCACAGCATCGTGACAAACTACTTATCTTCATCAGTCAGGCAGAAGGCAATAAGCCTTCAGGTCGTACAGCGGTGAGTGTTATGTTTGATGCAGCATTGAAGATATGGGTGGAAGGTTACAGAGCTATCAGTAAGGGACGGTACTTCGGAAACAAGGGCTATTATACGATATGGGAGGAAAGAGCGAATGTATACTGGGGTGAAAGTCCTAAGCAAGAATAATATTTAATTAAAAGAATATGAAATATGTAATTTTTGAAGATGATAAAACTGGGTTGAAGCAGCCAGTAGTTTTTGGTGACCACACAGTTCATTCTTCCATTAATGTGGAACGGTGTCATCCTGTCAGTGGTGGATTCTTTGTGATAGGAAAATATGGTACTGTTACTACTTATGGAACAGCAGAGTCACTTGGTCTCCAGCCACAAGATGGAGATGATGGTCTGTTGTTCTGTGTGTTGCAGAATATGGGTACAATGTTTTTTCTTTAATCGGATTTAGTATGAGCAAGGAACTGCGAATAATAGAGATTACACCAGGGAGACTTAGTCCGGGTGGCCAAATGACGGAAGCCATAGAAAGTAAACATTTCAAATGTCCGTACTGTCAAGGTAACGGCTATTTTTGGCAGGAGAACGTATATCGGGAACGGTATAAGCAAGAATGCTGTATTTGCAAAGGAAGTGGCAAGCTTGATGCGGTGATAAGCATTCAATGGAGGGCAAGCAATGATACAGGTAGGTGATAAATTCAGAAATCATTGGGTCGGACATGAAGAGTGCTATGAGGGACGGATTTATCAGGTGACGGGTTTCCTTGAAGGGTGCACTTGCGGAAAGCCTGCGTTTCTTACTGGCAAGCAGGAAAGCCCCCGACGTCCCCATTTGCATGTACGGGCCAAACTGATAGAAGCTCCGACAAAGTATATGGTCGGTGAAAACGGTTTCATATTCGGGCCTTTTGATATCGAAACCCTGCGCGACATCGATGCCCCTAATGAGAGCTGGATTGAAATCGTTCGGCAAAAAGGTAACCAACTGAGTTTGTTTTAAAGATAAAAGTAAAATGAATATGACACAATTAAGACACTATTCGATGACACCGAACGACAAACCGGAATGGCTGTTGCGGTTGCAGATGGAGGTAAGTCAGCACTACGCCATGCGTGGCATTGACAACACACCCGAGGAGTGGATGGATTTGCTCGATTTCATCGATGCCTTCATTCAAACGCTCTACACACGCCGCGACATCAACGTGAGAAGTGAGGTGACAACTGATTTAATGACCGAGGATGGCAAGACACGCCTGCTCATCAAACGCAATGGGAAGCCTTTGCAAGTGTATTACATGCAATCATCAAACGAACCGCAATGACCCACGAACGCAACTACGCCCGCTTTTACACGCTGCTGAAACTGCTGCCGGGTGCAGACAAGGAAACGCTGGTGGCGCAATACACCGATGGCCGCACCACCTCGCTGCGCGAAACTACACCGCAGGAATACGACCTGATGTGCCGCGACATGGAACGTCTCACAGGCCACGATGCGCAGCGCGAAGCCTTGCGCCGACAACTCCGGCGCAGGCGCAGCGAAGTGCTAAAGCTCATGCAACAGCTCGGCATCGACACCACCGATTGGAACCGCGTGGATCGTTTCTGCATCGATACCCGCATTGCCGGTAAAGCCTTCCGCCACATTAGCATCGACGAATTGGAAGCCCTTGCTGTGAAGCTGCGCACCATCGGGCGCAAAGGGGGATTGAAAGCCCATCCGCAGCAGCCCGAGCAACCCACAACAACAGCCCGCCTGCAACAAGCCATCGTGGTGGTTGCAGCGGAGAAAGCAATCGAAAATTAAACATTTTATTCAATATAAAGAGTATGGAAACAACAGTGAACATCAAGAATTTAAGTAAGGAGGAGCGGGCAAAGCTGCTCGCCGAGTTGCAAAACGAAGAGAAGCAAAGTCGCATCCAGCGCCGCGAGACATACGAGAGTCTGCGTGCCGAATTGCTGCATGGCGTGGAGGAACGTCTGCAACGCGTGGCCGCCGACGTGCAAAATTTCCACCAATGGCTGCAGGGTGAGGTTGAAGGCTTTGTGGGCGTGATGCGCGATTATGGGCAACTGCGTAAGAGCGACCAGCGCAGCTACACCATCACCGACGGCAACTTTCGTTTAGAGGTAGCCAGCAACACCGTGAAAGGCTTTGACGAACGTGCCGACCTTGCAGCCGAGCGGCTTATCGACTATCTCAAACGTTATATGAAGAAGAGCGAAAAGGGTGCCGACGACCCCATGTATCAAATGGCCATGACGCTCTTAGAGCGCAACAAAGCCGGCGACCTTGACTACAAAAGTATTTCGAAGTTGTATGAATTAGAGGATAAATTCGACAGCGAATACGGTGAGATTATGAGTCTCTTCAAAGAAGCGAACATCGTACAGAAGAATGCCATCAACTACTATTTCTACAAGCGTAACCCCGAAACAAATGTGTGGCAGCGCATTGAACCGAGCTTTTGCAGGATGTAGCTGGCAGAAGTATGCCCGTATCCCGGACCTATACACTGTGTAGGTGCTATGGCATAGCAGTTTTTAGACTGCTATGCTTTTGAGGTTAAAAGAAGTT